TGCCATCATCGTTTAAATATGTTTCTTCACCTGTTTCAGCGTCTACTTTAATGTAGGATAAAACAAGTCGTTTAAATGCTGCCTTGCCGCCTGTTGTCGCGTGTTCTGATAATTCGCTGGCTATGGCGCTTTGCTGCTTAACGGCCAAACCTAACATGCGGTCTTTGTATTTGGTCTCAGACTCACCGGCTCTGCGCTCGGCATCGGCAATCTTATCTTGCCATTGCCTTTCTAGCTCGTCCGTATTGCCTTCGCTGCGCGCCTTGTCGTAGGCTTCTTTCCGCGCTTGCTGTATTTTTTCCGCTTCTTTGCTTTCAAATTCGTTTAGCCTTCCAGTTAACTCACCGTATTTGCTCTCAAAGTCTTTGGCTTTCTTGTCTATCTCATTCGCGGTTTGCTTAACTTTAACAAACCCGGCATGTTTATAAACACCATCAACTTCAATATAATCTTTCTTTGCAAACTCTGGTAATTCGTCAAACTGTTCTTTTGTATAGTCACTCATTTTATGGCACTGCCTTTTAAGTGTGGATATTTGCGCCAATACGATTGGCTGATTTAATCTAATTTTAATACGTTTAGTTAATTATGTCAAAAGTGGGGGCGGTTGTAGTGATAGTTCGCCCTCAATTGTTTCTACATCGCTGACCGTTAAGCCACCCTGTACGATAATACGCAAGAACTCGGCTTGGCTAATATCACCGCTTTGTTTAAAGTTTAGATACATTAAGCCTTCTTCTGGTGTCAATTTAGCGGTGGCAAAGTCTCGCGGTAATCTTAGTTGTATCTGGTCGAGATTATCTTCAATATTATCTTGACCGTAAAGCCCTTCAAACATGCCGCAATATAACACCGAGCGCCTTAACGCTTCTTCAAGTGATGACGCTAAACCGCCTAGCTTTGCGGTCTGATTAAAGCTGTCAATGTTTGCACCTGTCGCGGTCTTTTGCGAAGTGTCATCATCTTCAAAGCTTCCACCTTGAGCGCGTACACCTTTAGCGTTATCTTTAAAGAATCGCTCGTAACCTTCTAGCTGAGTGTTTGCCCCTTCAATCTTTACGGTGACATCTTCGGGTAAAAAGTTAACCGAGCCTGCACCAGTAGCAACGTAATCGCGTCCGTTAGTCTCGGTGAATTGCTCGTGCTTGGATACAGTCATACCGCTTACGTATGTCGTGGGTGGTAAATTGCGTATAGCTTCTTTGTAGTCAGCGCTGACGCGATAACGAGAATAAGCAAGGTTTACTATGCCTTCAAGGTATCCTAGCTGGTCGGGTAACTCACCGGCTGGTAATTCTTCATCTGATGCAATCTCAACCGGTAGCCATTTAAGCGGTGCGCCTGCAACTGTGACATAGTTACGTTCACTTTCTACATAGCCTTTTTCAGCCTTAACTACTTTTTGCTGATAATAATTACCATCTTCATCAAGCGATAATAACAAAAATGTTTCTATATCATCTTCAAGGTTAACGCCTACCGATTTCTTAGATGACTTCGATAACTCCCTAAGCAGTAAGTAACTCAATTGCATTACACCGCCAATACGCTTGTAACCGTAATCAAATACAGATTCGCGGTTGTACTGCTTAATATTCGCGCGCAACTCTACGCCTTCAATATCAGCAATCGACACGCTTTGTGTATCAACGTCAGATAATCCGCGATAATCAGTTACTAGCACATGCCACTTAACTTGGAGAATATTAGACGCGCAAGACTTAGCCAAGCCATCAAAAGATAAGCCGTCCCCATCCACGTTGTCAATTAAATAATTTAACTGTTCGGGTGGTTCAAAGTCTAGCTTTTCAACGGCTAACTTACCAAGGATTGTCGTTAATGTTTGACCGGGGAACTCTGAAAAGTCAGCGCCTGCAAGATACATTTCATACCTAACTTGCGCTTCTCGTGTTTGTTGGTCAATCTGGCTAGGGTGCGGCAGATACACATAGCCTGCACGCTTAACGAATGTGCCACCCTTGACCGCTGTACGCACCGCTTTAACGGCTGGCATCATCGTTGATAGTTCGTTTAGCTGTGTAATTGTATCAATCATTTTTGCACGCTTTTTTGTGTAATGTGGGTATTATAACATTATAATAGGATTTTGTTAGTGTGCAAATTTACTAAACACCATTAGCCCTAATCTGCGCCAACGTCAACGGCCTGAACGTCATATCAGTAAACCTTGTAAGCGCAAAACCTTCATCTAAAAACAACGCGGCTCGCTCTGGGCCTAGCGTATCGTTTACAAAGTATCGCGGCTGTTTGCGTAGCCAGTTGGATGACTTGCTCTCGCTTACCTGGTTAACGTCAAAAATATTTTGGTCGCGTCTGCCCCTGTAGCGCACTTGGCTAGATGTTTTACCATCAATCGCTGGGTTGGCTCTGCGCTTATTTAATCGCGCCTGTCGTTTATCGAATGCTTCTCTCGCTTCCTCGGTATCCTTGCCACCAACGGCTGTTTTAGTTCCTTCTGGCTCTGTCTGTCCTTCTATTAAATACAGGTAATTGCTGCGCTCGTTGTAATGTAGCGGTAGCTTTGGCGCTGATGGGTCATCTAATAACCAAGGATTACTAGGCGAGCTTGACGCGCTCATACACTGTTTGGTTGTGCGGTTGTCAAAGGTAGCGTTGAAAAACTTACGCTTAACTATGTCGTTGTTTTCTTGCATTAACAACTCACGCGCATTAATCGCATGTTGCGCCATACCTGTTCGCACTAGGTTTTCAGCGTCACGCATCAAAGCACCTTGCGTAATGTTTCGCATCCTAGTCACCGCTTGCGTTGCTGTTTCACCTAGCGCATTGGCTGCTTGTATCTGATTATTGTATGTAGCCGCAACTGATGCAAGATTAAGCGCGACCAGTTCACTCCATGTGCCTGCTAAGGTACGCGCAGATGATTCAAATACCATTACGTCACTTTTAACGCTTCGGCTAATAGCGGCATCTGTAGGCACTCGCATGGGTATAGGTAAATCATTCACCTCTGCAAACATTGAGGCATAAAACCCTGCTTCATAAATCGCGGTGTCGGTTAGCTCTTTAGTCAATGCCGCCCAGTTTTCGCTTTGCAGTATCGCGCTGTTAATTCTACGCTTAACGCTGTTATCGCTTAAGTCGTCAACGTCTAGCACAATAAGTCTGGCCGCTTTATATGCTTGGGTCAGGTTCGGGTAAGCGTACTTGTTTAACAACTCACTAGCTAAACGCTGCAAATATATCTCGTGTCGTTGGTGACGGTCTAGGTATGTATCGGTCATAAAAAAGCCCTATGTGTATTAGTTAACCAAAGCGCATCTTGCCTGCGTATGGTTTTGATATTGGGTAGCGCCTGTGTATAAAATACCCTGTAGCATCAACCCAATCATCAATAGCAGGATGGTCGTCAAACTTCTCAGGCACACCCTTGTCAGTATAGCCTTGACTCTCTAGCGCTGTCGTAAGCTCTGGGCACTTTATCGTATTAACGTAAAACTGACCATGTGATATTTTAGCGTTCACGCAGTTTATCCTATCACGCACAAAAGGGTTAGCGTTAGGCGCGTCAACTTGATAGCCAGCGTTAGTGATAATATCCAAGTCAGATGCAATCGCGTTTGTTTTGTTAGCCTTACCACTTGCGTCAGGATAAATGGTTAATTTATAATTTTTATATTTGTAAAGATTATTTACAAAATCGTAAGTGTCATGGCTCACAAACTCATCAACCGCAATCGGTGTATCCCCATCAATGATAAACACATTAGAGCAGCAACCGCCAATGTTAAAGTCTATTGTAATGTGTAGCTTGTCGTTCGGTAAAATCTCGCGGTCTTTGTGATGCTTTTTGCGGTCGAAGAAATGGTAAACTTTTTTATCTGAAAGCGAGACAAAATCACCTTCTATGTACATTTGCGCCAGTAATGGATCATAGTTATCTAGTATCTGCTGAACATAACCATCGGGCAAGTATGGGTTGCTCATTGTAGAAGCTTTTATTATTTCGTAGCCCGGCTGCTTTTTCTTTACCCATTTATCATACACAAAACCGTTTACACCTTGGTCGGGTGTAGTTACCGCGCCAATACTGTTCCCACTCTTGCATCGTTGCCTTGTTCGCTCGGTAGCTTTACGCCAAACAAGTTCAGCCTTTGCTTTAGGTAAGGTGTCGATTTCATCTAATAATGTTTTGGCAACCTCAAAAGCTATCCAGCGCTCTGGCCTATCATACGACCTAAAGTATATTTTACCGTAACCGATAATCTCAATGGCGTAATCTGATTTATTAGTTTTATAGGGTAATCCGATAAGGTCAAGCGCTTCTTCAAAGCCCGGTATCGCTCTAAGTTTTAGCAGGTCGTAAGTAGGCATACCAAGCAATGTATTAATGCCCGGCTCTTGCATCATCTGAATTACAAAGCGCATTGTAGCAGCATACGTTTTACCTGCGCCTAGCCCGGCAACCAACGCAGGGCTTTTAGCTTTAGAGAAAACAAACTCGCGCTGTGGTGGCGTTAAGGGTATGTCTACAATCATTCTGGCTTCACAGCGTCCACAATGTTTATGGTAATGTGATTGTCTTGCGGTAACTTCGGCTCTTCTTTTTCGAATGCTTTAATGTTTGTATG